GCCCAGTAGGGCTAAGGCGATGATAGATACAATCTTTCATAATCAGCCTCCTTTCTTTCAGGAACACTTTTAATAATGCAGCATGACGCTTCGGGAAAAGACCCGGGGCGTTTTGCTTTATGGAGATAAATATGGGCGATAAAGTAAACCCCCGGTATAAGAACGGAGCCCTCCGCAGAAAGCACCGTGCCCGTCTGAAAGCCCAGGGGGGACCGTGTGCGATATGCAAGGGCAGGCTCGGTCCGATACACTACGACGAGCCGAGCGATGCTGAGCATCCGTTCTCGTTCGTGGTGGACGAGATCATACCAGTCAGCAGATGGAAGGAGTACGGCTACGAATCTGCAGCCGCCGCCGCCCAGGACTGGTCCAACCTTCAGGCTGCGCATTGGATTTGTAATTCGAAGAAGAGCAACAGGCTCGGCTATGAAATAAAAATTTTTAATCGGGACGTGGAATCAGACGGCGAATGGTAGAGGGGACGGACCCCGACCCGACCCCAAAAGGCGCCCAGCGCGGTCCAGCGCTCACTTCCACGAGGACCGTGGCGACCAAGTTGATACACACAAAACAAAATTGACAATAAGGGAGCAGATAGTGATTGCAACACGAAAGCCGTTTCCCTGCGGTTTCTGTTCCCTTTTTTAAGGGGAGTTACTTAGGGAGGTAACGAGATGGATGAGAAGAAAATCATCAAACAGTATTACGAATTACGCAGCTGCAGAGCGGTTGCAGAGGTGAATGGATGTAGTGGAGAGAGTGTCCGCAGAATCTTAATCAAGAACGACATCGACCGAACGGGGTGGAAAGTCCCTGAGAGAATCGGGCCACCTAGAAGAAACTATAAATATTTTCCGTTAACGGCCGAAGAAAAGCTGGAAATTGTTGACGCATATAAGAAACTTAACAATCAGGAACTGGTTGCTAAAGAAACACATCATAGTATGCGTACTGTCCATAAAGTTCTTAAAGAGTATGGCTTTGCGAGGGGATCAGGCGGCAATCAAGATAAGCAAATCAAAATAACCGACGAGCAGATTCTTGATGGAATAAACGCCGGGATGACGAGGCAGGAGATTGCTGACTTGTATGGGGTCCACGTTGAGAACCTGGCAAGGCGGATGAGAAAACTCGGCGTTCATGCAAAGCATGCAAAGCCCACAGGGACTAAGCGGCGCGTGATTTTCGGAGACGCTTGGCACTATGTCGACTCGCATAGGGAGAAGTGCGAAGCGCTCCATCAAAATTTTGAGTACATAGAGAGCAAGACGGCCGACCCGAAGCGGATACGGCTAAAGTGCAAGAAATGCGGATGCGTAATTGAGCGCGCATCTTCCACGTTTAGGCAAAAGAACATCGAATGCGACAATTGCAAAGAACGAGAACAGCTCGCATGTGCAAGAAGAAAAGCGGTCAACGTTTTCATAGCGCTTGCGGAATCGAAAAAACCCAAACGGTGTGCTTACTGTGGCGGCATGTTCTTTTCGCCGTACCCGACCCAAAAGTATTGCTCGAGTACATGCAAGCACGGAAGAAGAAAGAATAATAGAGCACGTAAGGCCTGTCGGAAGAGTGGAGCAAACTACGACCCTACTGTGACAAGGAAGAAAGTGTGCGTTCGAGATAGATACATCTGCTCGTCTTGCGGGAAAAGATGCAACCCTGCAGACCTAAGATGGGGCAGTTTCGGGCCCGACTATCCTACGCTCGACCACATCATACCACTCGCAAAGGGCGGCTCGCACACATGGGATAACGTTCAATGCTTGTGTGCGTTATGCAATTCGAACAAGCGAGATTTACTCGATGCTGAAGAGGTGAGCTAATGGGCAAGATGAAATCAGTAGCAAATAAGGAGACCCGCCTGGTGCAGCTTAAAGAACTGCTGGACATAGTGGCAGATTCTATAGACCGAGGGCCGGGAGCGCGAGACCTCGCATCCTTGACCAGACAGTATCGTGAAATCCTTTGCGAAATCGAAGAAATAGAGGGAGCTGATGCAAATGACGACGAAATCGCAGAGATCCTGTCAGACCGAAAGACTGATGGGAAAGCAGGAGCCGTCCGAAAGAGTCGCTCCTGAATACATAGACAGTGACGGATATGACGCGAGCAGGCTGATGTCCGTAGGCAGTCTGACTATGGACCCGTGGCAGCGCTTCGTCCTTGATGATTGGATGGGTAGAGCGCCATCGGGCAGATGGTCAGCCCCGACCTGTGGCGGAAGCGTGCCGAGGCAGAACGGTAAGAGTTTGCTCGTTCAATGCAGGGCGGAGTCGGGGATGCTTCTCTTTAACGAGCAGGTCATCTACACGGCGCACCTGCAGAAGACGGCAACGGAAACGTTCGAGGAAATGCGAGACTTCTTCGAGCATCCGAAGCTAAAGAAATACGTGGCGGAAATCAAGACCGCCATAGGGCGTGAGCAGATAATCCTGAAGAGCGGGGCCCGTATCAAGTTCCTCGCAAGGACAAGGAACGGCGGACGAGGTCAGCACGGAGATCTTCTCATATTCGATGAGGCTCAGGAGCTTGACGAGAACCAGCAGGCATCTTTTCTGCCCGCCATCTCGGCAAGCCTTAACCCGCAGACCATATACGTGGGAACTCCGCCCGACCCGACAGCGACCGGCACAGTCTTTAGAGGCATCAGAGACAAGGCGCTGAGCGGAGAGACGAAGAAAACGAGCTGGTTCGAGTTCTCGGTGGACAAGATCGGGGACGTTACGGACCGCAGCAGGTGGGCAGACACGAACCCTGCACTCGGCAGACGCATTCTCGAATCGACCATAGAGGGCGAAGTCGAGCAGATGGATCCCGACACGTTCGCCCGTGAGCGTCTCGGATGGTGGACGCCCGTAGTCGAGCACAAGCTTGATTATGCGATACCCGAGGACGTGTGGGACGCGTGCGCATCGGACGAGATGAAGCCCGAGGGCAAGACGGCATACGGCGTCAAGTTCTCGGCAGACGGCTCGCTCGTGAGCCTGTGCGGGGCGGTCATCCCTAAAGACGGGTCTGCGAGGATCTCGCTTATAGAGCAGAAGCCGACAGGGCTCGGTACGCAGTGGCTTGCGGACTGGCTGAACGAACGATACAGCAAAGCGTCATGCGTCGTTATAGACGGGCGCAACGGCGTGGATGTGCTCATAGATAAGATATCGGGCACGTGGAAGGTCAAGGGCTCGGTAAAAAAGCCGGGAGTCAAAGACCTTATAGCGGCAGTCAGCACTCTCACGAACGCTCTGGACGAGAAGACCGTCACATGGTACTCGAAGCAGGAGACATTGAGGGACAGCGCGGTCACGTCCGTAAAGAGATCCGTGGGCGGCGGATGGGCGTTCGGCGGTGAAAACTCCACACCTATAGAAGCGGCGGCACTCGCGTTATGGGGCGCGAAGAACTCCAAACGCGATCCAAATAGAAAAATGAAAATTGGATAAGAGGAAGCAGAAATGGACATAAGGATAACACCAAACAGAGTCAGAGGGCTCGGCGAAGAGGAACAGGCCCTTCTGCAGGACCTTATAGAGGTCTACAACTACCACAGAGGCAAGAACGAGACCAAGAACAGATACTACGAGGGTCATATCACTCTTAACGAAGTCAACCTCGGTGTTGCGCTGCCTCATGGCATGAGCGGGCTCGAGATCGGGTGCGAGTGGGGAGCGAAAACGGTAGACGTGCTTGCGTCCCGCTCCATGTTCGACGGTTTTGTCGGGCTCAGCGGAGACAACATAAGCGAGCTCGAAGACATCGTTATCGGTAACAGGCTCGTGGCAGAGTATATGAAAGCGTGCCGGGACGAGCTGAAGTTCGGATGCACGTTTGCGACGCTCTCGGCAGACCCTGTTATCGGATGCAAAATAAGATTCCATTCGCCCCAGAGCGCATCTGCACTATGGGACGGAGCAAAGGGCAGAATCGGAGCGGGCATGGCTATTATCGACAGTGTTAAAGACGAGTCGAAGAACGCAATGTGGCAGCCGTCCATCATAAATCTGTACACGGACGCGGCAACATGGGTCCTCGTGCGTGACGGCGATACATGGACCGCTACGGAGCACAGACACGGCATGGGCAGACCTGTTATGGAACCCCTCGTGTGGAACCCGACAGCAACGAAGCCGTTCGGACGCTCGCGAATCAAGGAGCCCGTAAGGAGACTCATACAGGGCTACGTGAGGACAATAGCCAACGCCACTATCGGCTTGGAGTTCAGCACAGCGCCGCAGAAGTATCTGCTTGGTGTTACGGACGAGCAGTTCGACGCGGTAGTCAATCAGAAATTCCGTCAGTACATCGGTAACATACTGGCATCGACCACGAACCCCGAAACGGGCGAGAAACCGTCGTTCGGTCAGCTGCAGCAGGGCACGATAACTCCGCACGTGGAGATGATAAGAGTGCTCGCAACGCAGTTCAGCGCGGCAACGGGCCTGTCTGTTACGGACACGGGCGTGGTCAATGACGCAAACCCGACATCGTCCGACGCTATACTCGCGCAGTCGCAGACGCTTATAACGATGGCGGAACAGCTGAACGCTGGAAACGGGGACGCGCTCCGTACGATAGCGCTCATGGCACTTGCAACGAAGAACAATGTGCCAATAGAAAGCCTGTCAGAGGACCAAAAAGCGGTCATAGCACACTTCAAAAACCCCGCAATGCCATCTGTAGCGGTCACGGCAGACGCCGCCTTAAAGATCGCCTCAGCGCGTCAGGACTTCGCGGACACGGACACGTTCCTGGAGATGATAGGCTTCGACCAGGCGGACATCAGACGAATCAAGGCGCAGGAGCAGAGGTCAAGAGGGCAAAGAGTTTTAGAATTGGAGTTCAGCGATGAGAATCAGCCTGAAAACATGGATGAGGTATAAAGACCGTCTCGCTCGCATAAACAAGTCAGCGGTGGACGATATGGTCGGCTACGTTCAGTCCATAGGCGGTTATATGGGGCATGAAGAGGAAGTCATCGACTACGCTTACGCACTGGCCACCAAATACGGCGAGGCGGCGGGCGAACTTGCGTGTCAGATGTATGACGCTACGGCTCGGGCCTCGAAGACCGCTCGGTACATCAGACCCGCGGAACCGGCACGAACCTCTTCAAGGAGACGGGTCGAGACGGCGGTCCGTAAGATTGCGGAACACACCCAAGACCCGAACACCATCGGAGCGGTGACGGGCAGCCAAGTAAAACGGGTAGCCTTAAAGACCATCAAGCAGAACGCTGCAAGAGACGGGGCGGAGTTCGCATGGATCCCGAGCGGAGACGCCTGTGCATTCTGCACGACGCTAGCCTCTAACGGGTGGCAGAGAATATCAGCCGATGCCGTATACGACCACGAGGAGCACATCCACCCGAACTGCAACTGCACCTATGCGGTCAGATTTGATTCAGACACCGAGGTCGAGGGCTACGACCCCGATGAACTGCTCGAGCGTTACAGGAACGCTGACGGTGATTCGTGGCGGGACAAGGTCAATTCCATGAGGAGAGAAGACTATGCCGAGAACGCTGACGCTATAAACGCACAGAAGCGGGAAGCATACGCTCGGAGAAAAGAGACAAGTTAGCGTGCCGACGGGCGCGTTTTTTAATGGCAACTCGTGCCTTAAACGAGGTGCACTCATACATCAGGAGGTAAAACGATGGAAAACACTGAAGTAAAAGAAGTTACTCAGGAACAGCAGACCGAAGAACGGACTTTCACACAGGCGGAACTCAACGCCATCGTAGCAAGCCGAGTGAACGAAGTAAAAGCGGGCTACGAGAATTATGAGGAACTGAAAGCAAAGGCCGAGAAGTACGACGAAGCCGAAGAAGCGTCCAAGACCGAACTGCAGAAGGCGACAGAGCGCGCCGAGAACCTGCAGAAGGAGCTGGACAGCATCAAATCGGCGGAGGCGGAAAGGCTCATCCGTGAAGAGGTCGCAAAAACAACTGGTATACCCGCACATCTGCTCACGGGTGCCACTAAAGAGGAGTGTGAGGCTCAGGCCAAAGACATCATGGCTTTCGCCAAACCCGAAATGCTCCCGAAAGTGCCCGACGGCGGAGAAGTGCGCAACACAGGAGGCAAGTCGACAAGAGATCAGTTCGCCGACTTCCTCAACGGTCAACTTTAAGGAGGACACACAATGGCTATTACAGGAACAGGCACAGCCACAAACAGAACAAATATTCAGCTCCCGGCAGAAGTCAGCAGCGAAATTCTGCAGAAGACACAGGAGCAGTCGGCAGTAATGCAGATGGCGAGACAGATAGTACTCCCGGGCAGAGGCGTAGAGATCCCGGTCATCACTGCGGATCCGGAGGCATCATGGGTCAATGAGACTGCATCTAAGCCGGTATCGAACCCGGGTCTCGACAAGAAGGTCATGACAGCATACAAGCTCGCAGTCATCGTCCCGTTCTCGAACGAGTTCAGAAGAGACGCGGCTGCTCTGTACGATGCTCTTATCGGCAGACTCCCGCTTTCGCTCGCAGGCAAATTCGATGCTACATGCTTCGGTAACGTTCAGGCTCCGGGAAGCAACTTCGACACTTTCGCAAACTGCACAGCGCAGAACATCGGCGGAACTAACACATATGCCGGCCTCGTTGCTGCAGACGCTGATGTCGCAGACCACGATGGCATCCTGAACGGATATGTCATCTCGCCGAAGGCAAAGGCCGTACTGCTGTCCGCTCTGGACGACAACAAGAGACCGCTCTTCATCAACAGCGTAGCAGAGGGCGCTATCCCGATGATCCTTGGCGCAAGAACGCTCATGAGCAAGGGCGCTTACAAAGCAGGAGCAGGAAGCACACCGAATGTCGTAGGTGTAGCAGGCGACTGGACTCAGGCTGTCTATGGAACAGTTGAGGGCGTCAAGATCGACATCAGCGATCAGGCTACACTCGTGAACGGCAATACGACAATCAATCTTTTCCAGCAGAACATGTTCGCCGTCAGAGCGGAGATCGAGATCGGATTCCGCGCCGACACAACGGTCTTCAATAAACTGACGACACCTGTATCGGCTTAGTCTGATGGTAAAAATGATTAACGTGCTCTTTGGTAATGAAATGTGGGTCGCGGAAGACCGAGTAGAAGAGTATAAGGCGGCTGGTCACAAACTGGCCGCCAAAACTTCTGCTAAGGAGAAACCCGCAAAGGAAGCAAAGAGCAAAAAAACAGTCAAAAAGTGAGGTGGCGCACATGGCATACGCAACAATAAACGATGTCCAGTCCCGCATGATGCGGACTTTAGATTCGGACGAACAGGCCGTATGCGCCACATTGCTTGACGATGCAGCAGTACTTATCGATTCCTATAAGCCGAACGCATCTGCAGACGCGAAGAAAGTCGTATCGTGCAGAATGATTGCCAGAGCGATAGGAGACGGTTCGGACATCGGAGTGCCTATGGGCGCAACTCAGGGCAGTATGTCCGCACTTGGCTACTCTCAGAGCTGGACCATGAGCGCAGGAGGCGGAGTCGGCGAGCTGTATCTTTCAAAAGCAGAAAAACAGATGTTGGGAGCAGGCAACTCTATAGGGTCGTACAGTCCCGTGCAGGAACTCGTCCCGGAAACGGAGGCGTAGTATGAAAGGCATAACGGTCATACTGTATGAAGTCACTCCCGTAGGCAAGGACCCGTTCAACGAGCCTGTCTACGGGGAGGTACCCGTAGAAGTGCAGAATGTTCTCGTCTCACCCGCAAGCAGCACGGACATCCTCGATGCAACGAACCTTTACGGGAAAACGGCGGTGTATACGCTCGGGATCCCGAAGGGCGACGCTCACGAGTGGGAAGACCGCAAAGTCAGATTCTTTGACAAGGACTGGCACGTGTTCGGCATCCCTACAGAGGGCATCGACGACCTCATCCCGCTCGCCTGGAACAAGAAAGTGATGGTGGAGCGTTATGAGTAAGGCCATCGAGTTCAAAGGCAACAATGCCGGCATTCAGGAGATGCTCAAGTCGCCCGAGATGCAGGACGTGCTCCTCGGGTACGCTCAGCAGATTCAGTTCAATGCGGGCGAGAACTATGAGGTCAAAGAGCTCGGCACTCGTGTAGTCGTAGTACCGAGTAACGAGCAGGGCGAGAACGACAACTACGAAAACAACACTCTTCTAAAGGCGGTGAACCCGAGATGATAGAAAAGATAATACTGGACTACCTCAGCGAGAACGCATCCGTGCCCGTAAGCATGATGCGAGCAGAAAAGCCGCCGAAAAAGTACATCATACTGGAAAAGACGGGGTCACGTAAGACGAACAAGGTCGTAACGTCGACACTCGCCATCCAGTCATATGCTCCCACATTATACGAGGCCGCCGAACTGAACGAAGAGGTCAAGAGTCTCATGGACGAGGCAGACACCCTTACGGACGTCATGGCGGCCAAATTGTCAACAGACTATAACTTTACGAACACGGCCACGAAGCAACCTCGCTATCAGGCCGTGTTTAACATTACACACTATTAGGAGGTGTAAAGCATGGCATATACAGCAAGTAATGTCACAACCGCTAAACAGGGCGCGACATCTACAATCTCCATCGCGCCCGTAGGCACAGCACTGCCGGCAACTGCGGCCGCCGCTCTGAACGCATCGTTCAAGCCGTGCGGTCATATCTCTGAGGACGGCGTCACATTCTCCATCAGCAGAGATTCGCAGGAGATAAAGAACATGGACGGGCTGACGGTTTACACTGTTCAGACAGGCGTAGCGGGCACTATCCAGTTCTCGCTGCTTGAGGGGCTGAACGTGGACGCTAAGGGCGCAATGTACGGCACGGGTAACGTATCGGGCACACTCCCGAGTGGAATCACGGCGACATTCTCGGGAGCAGAGCCCGACGAGGTTTCCATCGTATTCGATTCCGTCCTGAGAGGCGGAGTGCTTCACAGAGTAGTCGTACCGAAAGCGAAACTCACAGACACGGGCGACATCGTCTATAAGAATGACGAGGGGCTTGTTTACGACCTTACCTACTCTGCAATGGCAAACGACGAGAACGAGCTCTGGAAGGAGTACACAGCGAAACCGTCAACAAATCCTTAATGGAGGTAGCAAATGAAAAAAGGGCAATTAGAGAACAAATTCAAATACGAAGTTGATGAGAAGTCGATAGAGGACATGGAAGTGGTCGACTGCCTTGCGGATCTGCAGAGGAACGTTGAGGAGAACGACATACCCGATGTGGTAGCCATTCAGACGCTCGGCGATAAAGTCCTCGGCAGAGAGCAGAAAAAGGCGCTCTACGACCACATCAGAGGCGAGGACGGAAGGGTAGACCCCGAAACGTACATCGAATGCCTCTTTGAAATCATCAACGCTCTCGGAGACGAGGGAAAAAACTGATTGCCCTTGCCAGCATGATAGCAAAGGACGAAAATGCGCTTATCTGCGACCTCGCGGAAACGTATCAAATCTTTGACTATAGGAGGGTGCCGGTTCATCTGCTTGGCATCCTCGCCGCTGGTTTAAGGGACAATTCGAGAATCATGCAGAGGCTGCATGGCGTCAAAACGGATGATACAAACCTCATCCTGGCGAACATTCTGGACGGAATCAATCTGCTCCTATGGAGCAAGACAAAGGACGCAGAGAAGGGCAGAAGGAAGCCCGCCTCGTTTGCGGAGACCTTATACGTTCAGGAGAAAGATGAAGAAATCATAGTATTCGATTCACCTGAAGCGCTCGACAGAGAGCGTGAAAGGATTCTAAAGGAGATAAACAATGCCTAACATTGGAAATGCGTATGTACAAATCGTACCATCCGCTCAGGGCATAAAAGGCTCGGTAGAGAGCGTCCTGTCTCCGGAAGCTACACGGGCAGGGCTGTCCGCTGGAGCGAAAATCAATAAGGCGATAGGCTCAAAACTGCAGTCTGTCGGCAAAGGCATGATAAAGGCGGGCGCCATCGCTACGGGACTGTCCGTCCCGATAATAGCGGGCATCAAGAAGTCGATGGATGCTTACAAGATCCAGTCTGCTGCCGAAACGAAACTCACAGAGATCTATAAGACGAGGATGGGCGTCAGCGACAAGGCCGCCAAGAAGACGATGGAACTCGCCTCGGCTCTGCAGAAACAGGGCATTATAGGCGATGAGGTCGCCCTGTCCGGTTCGCAACAGCTCGCCACCTTCGCCAAGTACCCGTCCACCATCAACACGCTCATGCCTGCTATGGAAAATCTGCTCGCGCAGCAGAAGGGCGTCAACGCTACGGCAGAAGACGCAACGAACATCGGCAACCTTATGGGTAAGGTTCTGCAGGGTCAGACGGGCGCTCTGAGGCGTGTCGGCGTTTCGTTCGATGAAGGGCAGGAGAAAGTCCTTAAATACGGCACGGAGCAGGAAAAAGCCGCCATGCTCGCCAAGGTCATCACCGATAACGTTGGCAACATGAACAAGGCGATGCTGCAGACACCCGAGGGCAAGATTCAGCAGATGAAGAACGCTATGGGAGACCTTGTGGAGATGCTCGGCGCGGCACTCGCACCGACGCTCGCAAGCGTGGCGAACTTCCTTAGCGCAAATGTCATCCCGAAAGTGGAAGGGCTCCTCACGTTCATGCAGGGTCATCCGATAATAGCCAAGATTGTGATAGGCATTACGGGTCTGCTTGCGGTAGGCGGCCCGCTTCTCGTTATGCTCGGCACGATCATCACATCGGTCGGTGCGATAATGCCCGTCCTCACGGCGATAACTGCACCGATAGCGGGAATAATAGCGGGCGTCATCGGGGCGACGACGGCGATCGGCTTGCTCTATGCTAAATCGGAAACGTTCCGTAACATGATCCAGCAGGTGGCGGAAGTGCTCAAGGGCGCGGCGATAAATGCGTTCAATCAGCTGAAGCCAGCCGTATCGAGACTCGGCTCGGCAATACAGAAGCTGTGGAAGACCATCGCCCCGTATCTGATACCGGCACTGAAGAAGATCGCTTCGGTCGTTCCTTCGGTCGTAAGCGCATTCGCTCGACTCCTGTCTGTGGCGATAAGGCCCATAAGGACGGCGCTGAGGCTCGCGACATCGGCGGTCAAGCTCATGACGTCTGCCTTAAAGACTGCGCTAAGCACGGGCAGAACGGTAGCATCTGGGCTTGCTTCGGCGGTAAAGACCATCAAGGATGCATTCGCAAAGGTCTACCATGCGGTCATGGATCCATTCAAAAAGGCTTACGACAAGGTCAAGGATATTATCAGTAAGATAAAGGGTCTGTTCCCGTTCAGCGTCGGCAAGATCTTCAGCGGCTGGATCCCGAAGATAAAACTGTGGACGTCGAAGAGCAAGGACACTGCCAACACGAACAGTTCCGTAGGCAGAGAGAATTTCGCAAAGGCCATGGGTCAGCCGTATGTGTTCAAGAGACCTACCGAGTTCTATGCGGGTGAAGCAGGAGACGAGATGCTTTACGGAAGACGCAGCCTTATGAGCGACATACGTGATGCGGTCGGTGCGGACAGAGGACGCCCCGTCAACAACGTATGGAACATCACAGTCGACGGCGCAGAAGATCCGGAGCAGTTCGCATCGAGGCTCGTCGGCAGACTCAAGATGGAGATGAGGACAGTATAATGTCAGAAACAAAGAAACCAACAGGCATGAGCATCAGCCGTAACGGCAACACGCTCACGCTCTCGTGGAAGATAGCAGATAAAGACTACGGCGAGGGCCAGCAGGTACAGTGGG